AAACAAAAGTTGGTGCTACCGCTGGTGTTGTCTTCACTGCGGAAGAATTACCGTTCTATGAAATGGCAGAAGCATGTACTACTTGGGAAGAAGTGGTTGTGTGTGCGACTGCGATTTACGAATGGTCTAAAGAGAACGAGACAAGAGACGATTCAGATGAAATGATTCAACAAGGTATCACAATGCCTGACGTTGGTGACGAAGAAGAGGGTGAAGAATCCGAAGACGATTACATGGAACCTAACTTCGACCCTAACACTGGTGAGTCAGAAGACGAAGACGGAATGCCTGGCGAAGAGGACTCAAAGAGTCTTTCAGAAGCAGGTGACGATTCTGCTGAAGGTGAAGAAGAAGGTGAAGAGGGTGACGAGTCAGGTGACGGTGACGAAGAAGGTGAAGAGGAAGGCGGTAAGGGTGATATCAGTCCTACTGCTGGACAAGGTTCCAACACTGACAAAGAATCTTTCTATGACGACCAAGACGGTGCTAGAGAGTCAATCACTGAACACTATGCACACAACAACGAAGGTGAGTTCTATGAAGATGCACCAATCGTAAGAACTAGTAAAGATATCACAAACGCCTTCAAGAAGGGTGGTGACATTGACAACATTGTTGTTGGTGCTGAAGATATTGCGGAAGTCATTGAGACATTCATTCAGGAATACGGTGACAGTGACAAGTGGAAAGAATTGATTCCTTCCATGGCATTACATACTTCTAAAAAGATTCTTGATAAGAACAAAAACCTTATCAGTCACATGGCAAAAGAATTTGAAATGAAACAGAATGCAATGAGAAGTGTCAAAGCATTCCAAGGTAAGACTGGTAAACTTGATATGAATGCGGTTGCTAAGTATCAAGTCATGGACGATATCTTCAAGAGAGTTACTTACTTGCCTGACGGTAAGAACCACGGTGTTATGGTTCTTCTAGACTGGTCAGGTTCTATCTACGGGTCAGTCAAGAACCTTCTAGAACAATCATTGATTCTTGCTGAGTTCTGCAGGAAAGTAAACATTCCTTTCAGAATCTATGCTTTCAGTGACCAATTCAGAAAAGACCCTGATAGTTACAGAGGCGAGAATGTTCTTCTTGAATTGTTCTCAGACAAACAAAAGAAAAAGTCATACAGAGATTCACTCAGGACTTTCGGAGTGCTTTACAATCACTACATTACTTCTGAGACTAGAAACTGGAACAAGTGTGAAGACATTGTTGACGAGTGGTTCAAAGGTTTCAATTCCGAATACAAGTGGGACAGATGGGATATCATTAATGGTCTTCCTTGCCCAAATTCCTTGAACCTCGGTGGAACTCCATTGAACAATTCACTGGTTGCAATGAGAAAAATGTTACCTGAGTTCAAGAGTGCTTACCAGTTAGAGAAAATGATTCTGACTGTAATCACTGACGGGTTCAGTCATGATTCAAATCTCTTGAGACTTAACAGTGAAGAGAGAGACGAAATGTATGAGAATGAGAAAGAAGTCAAGGCGACTATGGAAGGTAGTGATGACTACTGGAAAAGAGTTGACCAACAAATCTTTATCACTGACCCATACTCTAAGAAACAGTACCCTTACTTAGTTCCTCAAAAAGATTCATACTACAGCAGAGGGTATCCTACTGAGTGGAACAAAACTGCTAACCTGCTTCACTGGTTGGAAAAAGAAACTGGTGTTACTGTTACTGGTTACTTTGCTCTTGAACAAAAGAGAGACTTCTACAGTCTTCTGAATTCTTGTAACGACTTGAGAAAGCACGTTGAAAAAGAATTTGGATACGATGACGGTTACAGAAAAACTTGGGGTCAAATCAGAAAAGAAGGTTTGGTTATCAATGCTCACGGTTACGGTAAACTGTTCATAACTTGCTCTGCTAAGTTGGCGACTGTTGACGATGAACTAAGTGACGACTTGATTGGTGCTAAGAAATCAACACTGCTTTCTAACTTCAAGAAAAACAGAAACAGTAAAGTGACTTCAAGATTTTTAACTAATGAATTTATAAAGGAGATTGCATAATGACTTTTGAAGAATTCGTAAACTACATGTTCGTTGAGAACTGTATGGAAAGGAAAGCATGGGGTGAGAAACCTTTTGCTAACGTGAGTGAGTATTATTCGTGGGGACATAACTCAAGTTTCCTCGTAAAACTATGGAGTGAGAAATATGCTTAAGACTAGAGACCCATTGAGGGTAGACCCAATTTACTATGTCAACATTGACGGTATGAATCATTCTGCTTTCGCAGACGCTGTTATGGACGTAGGAGACCCGCCCTGTGTAGCGAATGACTGCGATAGGGTATCCAAGTGTGCTGAAGAGGGTGTAGAGTGCTTCGCATTCAGGATATGGGTCAATAATGGCGGAGATTTGAACGAAAAACAGGTCAAAAAAATGGGAAAATTACTTCAACCATGCAAATAGCTGTTGACAGTGACATTACTTTTTTGGTAGCCTATACACATGATGAGAAATAAATTATTAACCAAGGAGACTATATGAGTGCATCTTATGATAAAAATGAGTCGATTACCGTTGACGGTAAGTCGTTTCATTACACTCCTGATAGGAAGGAATTCCTAGAAGGACTTATAGGTAAGTATCCTAATCAGACTTCATTCACCAAAGAGGAGATTGAAGTTCTAGGACACGTGCCTTACTGGTTGAACAATACCAAAAGGTATCCGTTCAAACAAAGTACCGATACTGGTACTATCTTCAATCTTGAAGCGGTTGTAAGTGGTTACAACGGTGGATATGAACCTGAGACTGTGGTTCCTATCGCACCAGTTAAAGCTGCTCCGATTCCTGCGGTTGCAAAACCTCAGCAGTCACCAGTCGCTATGAAGACTGAAATGGCAGATATCAATATCTTGAATGACGATGTCAAAATCATTCCTGAGAAAATGTCTAACTATGTTCCTTTTGGACACTTTGCTGATGTCAAAAACATTATCAAGTCTAAAATTTTCTTCCCAGTTTTCGTAACTGGTCTTTCAGGAAATGGTAAGACTCTAATGGTTGAACAAGTTTGTGCTCAATTGAAGAGAGAACTTTACAGGGTCAACATTACGATTGAGACTGACGAAGATGATTTGATGGGTGGTCACACTCTAGTCAATGGAAACATTGTCTACAGAGAAGGCCCTGTTATCAAGGCAATGAGGAAAGGTGCTGTCCTTCTTCTTGACGAAGTTGACTTGGGTTCAAACAAGTTGATGTGTCTTCAATCAGTTCTTGAAGGTAAAGGTTACCTAATCAAGAAAACTGGTGAGTGGGTGACTCCTGCTGAAGGTTTCACTATCCTTGCTACTGCAAACACCAAAGGTCAGGGTTCTGACGATGGTAAGTTTGTTGGGACTCAAATCATGAACGAAGCAATGCTTGAAAGATTTGCGGTCACAATGCAACAAGAATACCCACCAGTGGTTACTGAGAGAAAAATCCTTTCTAAGGAAATGGCTCTGACTGGTGATGTTGACATGGACTTCTGTGAGAAGTTGGTTGACTGGGCGGACGTAATCAGAAAGACCTTCTACGAAGGTGCGATTGATGATGTCGTGACTACTAGAAGACTGGTTCACATTGTGAATGCTTTCAGAATGTTTGGTGACAAACTCAAGTCCATTGAAATGTGCATTTCAAGGTTCGATGAAGAGACTAGAGTCTCTATCTTAGACCTCTACACTAAGGTTGACGCTGGTGTTAACCCTCTTGAAGAGGTTGCGGAAGAGGGTTCAGAAGAAAATTCTGAAAACCCTCTAGACGAAAATGACTTCTAGACCTATAATAATGGTATGAGTATTAATTACAAATACAACGAGAGAGAACTCTTAAAGGAGTTCTCTTCGTATATAGACAAGACTTATGACCAACACTATAGTCATAACAAGTTTCAGGCGACTGAATTTATTATGGACAGTGGTCATGGTGAGGGATTTTGTATCGGGAACATTATGAAATATGCACAACGATACGGAAAAAAAGATGGGTATAACAGAGCAGACCTTTTGAAAGTAATCCACTATGGATTCCTTGCTCTAAACAATCATGATAGGAGACTACAAAGTGATGAAGATAAGTAATGAAACCAAGGAAGTTCTAAAGAACTTCTCAACAATTAACTCTGGCATTAAAGTAAATGCTGGAAACAAATTAGAGACTATCTCTAATATGAAAAACATTCTTGCGGTTGCAACGGTAAACGAATCGTTCCCCCAAGGATTTTCTGTATATAACCTGCCTGAATTTTTGGGTGCAACGTCTTTATTTGAAGACCCCGACTTTCAATTCAATGACGCAGCTATGACTATTACGGATAACAATTCGTCAATGTCATATTTCTATGCTTCAGAAGGAATGGTGACTTCGCCTGAGAAAATGATTACGATGCCAGAGGCAGAAATTGTATTCGATATCAGTAGCACATTACTGAATGACTTGAACAAAGCGTCAAGTGTTTTGGGTGTAACTGATTTGGTTCTTGAATCTGACGGTACAAATATTTCATTGACCGTTAAGGATAAAAAGAATTCAACTACAAACACGTTCAGCAGAATCGTGGGCACTGGAAATGGTGCTACGTTCTCTATGAACTTTAAGATTGAGAACCTAAAAGTTCTTGCAGGTAACTATACAGTATCTGTATCAAGTAAAGGTATATCCCATTTCAAAAACAAGGATATTGACCTAGAGTATTTTATTGCACTGGAACCTGATTCAAAATATAGTGCCTAAAGGCATATATAATACTGTGTTAGTGTTATGCCAGTCTCTGTAATACTTTCGGGAGTGACCCCTTCTCATCACACAACTAGGGTGGGTCACGCCGTAAAATCGGTGGGGATTTTACAACCTTTTAACGAGACTAAATTATGAACAATGAATTTTTATTTGTAGAGAAGTATCGTCCTCAAAAGATTGACGACTGTATACTTCCAAGTGACCTGTATGCCACATTCAAAGACATTGTAGAGACGGGTGAGATTCCTAATCTAATGTTGAACGGGACTGCAGGTTGTGGTAAAACGACTGTAGCGAAGGCACTTTGTAATGAACTAGGTGCAGACTTTATAGTTATCAACGGTTCTGATGAAGGTAGATTGATTGATACCTTAAGAACCAAAATCAAAAACTTTGCGTCCACCACCAGTTTGGCAGGAGGCCCTAAAGTAGTTATTCTAGACGAAGCAGACTACATTAGTGCCGAATCTGTTCAACCTGCTCTGCGTGGATTCATTGAAGAGTTCAGTTCTAATTGCAGGTTCATTATGACTTGTAATTTCAAGAACCGAATTATCAATCCTTTGCATTCAAGATGTACTGTGATTGACTTCAAGATTCCTAATAGTGAAAAACCTAGACTTGCAAGTGTGTTCTTAGCAAGACTCATGGAGATATGTACACTAGAGGAAATTAAGTTCAATCAAGACGTACTTGCTGAACTTATTATGAAATTCTTTCCCGACTTTAGACGTTGTCTAAACGAGGTTCAAAGATATGGTATCGGTGGTGAAATCGATACTGGGTTACTTTCTACTCTTGCAGAAGAGAAGATTACGCCATTGATAAATACACTCAAAGAAAAGAAGTGGACTGAAATGCGTAAGTGGGTCGGAGAGAATTCCGACAACGACTTGTCTGTAATGTATAGAAAGATATTTAATGCACTCGAGCATAAACTCGAACCTGCCTCGATACCTGCCTGTGTTTTAATCATAGCAGACTATCAATACAAATCCGCATTTGCGGCTGATACTGAGGTCAATCTTGTGGCATGTTTGACTGAGATTATGAGTGAGTGTACATTTAGGAGTAAGTAATGTTAGGAATGTTAACAGTAGGTGACCAATTCCCACCTTGTAAACTGAATGGAATTGACGCTAACAACGACTTCGTTGAAGTCGAAATCGTAGAAGGGTATCAACCCCTTAAACATGATTGGACGGTAGTCTACTTTTATCCAAAAGACTTTACCTTTATCTGCCCAACTGAGATTGCTGGTATGGACATATTAGTTGACCATGCAAACGTGATTGGTATTTCGGGTGATAATGAATTCTGTAAGTCTGCTTGGAAACAAGCGAATGGTGTGATTAGAGAAATCAAACACACACTTGCCGCTGACTGTGGTCTCAAGTTATCTTCTGAACTTGGCATTGTCAATGCTGAAGAAGGTGTCTGTAATCGTGCAACATTTATCTTTGATAAAGATAGAGTCATTCAACACGTATCAGTCAATGGATTAGATACTGGTAGAAATGCTCAAGAAGTTCTTAGAACTCTTAAAGCAATTCAAGCTGGTGGACTGACTGGTTGTGAATGGAACGAAGGAGACGATTTCGTTGCATGAGTGAGTTTGATGAAATAGTACAACGTCAACGAGAACTTCTCGAAGCAGAAGAGTGGGCGAAAGGAGTACATACCTTACAAGTACATAGGTTGTATTCCATGTATTATGAAACAAAAGAATCCAAAAAATTTCTCGATAACGGTTATGTTACTGATACTACATATAACAGTGGCGTAACCATAAGAGAACAAAATGGAAAAGTGGTATACAAATTTGGAGAAGAATTGAAAGGTCAAGACCTTGTAGATTCTTTTAGAAGTCACACTGCATGAAGAAAACTAACCCGTTTGATTTTGTTAAATCTGTATCCCATACCAAAAAAGATATTATGGTGGACGATATTGCTGAGAAGCAGTATGCACCATTCATAACTAATAAAGCATTATCCTATCACCAAGACGCAGTTTATTTTGCAAATGAAATGAACATACGTCATGGTGTAGATAACCGCCTTCAATACCTTTTTTATCTAAATATACTAAGGAAAAGACAAAGATTTTCAACTTGGTCTAAACCCTATATTAGTAAAAAGTTAGATACAATCAAGGACTACTATCAAGTAAGTAACTTAAAAGCAAAGGAATATTTGGAAGTTCTTACTGATAAGCAGGTTCGTGAATTGAAAAAAAGAATGACAAAAGGTGGCAAGGATAATGGAAAGTTATGAGAACGAAGTCAAAGACTTAATCGAAGTTACATTTCCCGAAAAAGACGATTTTTTAAAGATACGTGAGACTCTCACTAGGATTGGTGTAGCGTCACGTAAAGAACAAGAACTGTATCAGTCTTGCCATATCCTACACAAACGTGGGAAGTATTACATAACCCACTTCAAAGAACTATTCATACTGGACGGTAAACCTAGTAACCTAGACGAGAA